AAACTATTTATGAATAATGGACCCTGAAAAACTATTAGAAGAAATAAAACAATTTTTACAGTTTGATGAATTGAATTTGAAAGAAAAACAATTAATGCTTCCCAGCATTAAACATCGTTATGCCACCATTTTTATACACACCAAGATGCAACTTGGCAATTTGTATACAGAACGCAAAAAAACACTGCGATCCATTGTGGATGAAATCAATAAAGAATCTGCTGTCAGATTGTCCGTTCCTGCCGCAGAAAAACTGGCATCAGATCATGAAGCCATAGCTGATATAGATTCAAAAATTAGAAATTGTGAAGTGGTTCTTGAGATTTGTGAAAAATCTGAAAAGATTTTAAGTTCTGCAAGCTATGACATTAAAAACTTGGTGGAACTGATCAAACTCGAAACAAATTGAACAACATATTCTTAGAAAAATCCAAAAGATTTGGAATGATAGAATCTCCGCACATACGGATGATTCGAAATCATTTTTCATGTGAAAATAAAAATGCAAGACATATGCGCCGAAAGGGATATTTTGTCGCAGATCGTTTTTATTCTATAACTCCTTCTGGCAGATTTGATCTGGGTCTTTTTTTTGCCATTTACAAATATATGAAAGAAGTTCTTGGCTTGGATGATATTTCTGTGGATAAAGAAGTATTAAAAAGAGCCAACCCTATTCAATCTGATATAGAACTTGAATATTTAAATTATGAACCCAGGGACTATCAAAAGGAAATGTGTGAAAAAGCATTCAAATTTGGTAGGGGAATATTTGAAGTAGCAACAGGAGGCGGAAAAACTTATGGCATGGCTGTTATTTGTCATAATTTGATTAAAAACAAAATGGCCAAGAAAATATTGGTAATTGAACCGGATTTGGGACTTGTGGAACAGGTTTATGATGAATTTGAAAAAAGTGGAGTTACGAACTATATTAAAAAATATACAGGAGAACATGAATTCGACGGAGATTGTGAAATTGTTATTGCTAATATGGGTGTTTTAAATTCCAGAGGAACAGAGAAAATACATGATTGTGATGCTATATTGATGGATGAAGCTCACAAATATAAAAGAGGAAATAAAATAAATAAAATTTTAGACAAAATGGACGCATCCATTCGTTTTGGATTTACAGGAACTCTACCAGATGAAAAAGAAGATGTACTTTGTATTGAAGGGAAGATCGGCCCAGTAATTTATAAAAAAACATCCGTTGATTTAAAAGAATATTTGTCATCAGCAATTTGTAATATTATTGAATTAAACTATGATAATCAACCAGAATGGCTTCCTCCTGATGATTTGAAAAGATACCGGCAAGAATATGAGTTTGTGGTTGAAAATAGCTCTAGAAATAAAATAATAAGCACACTTAGCTGTAATTTACAAAATAATACCTTGGTTTTGATTGATAGAATTCAACACGGATTAGAACTGCAAAAGATTTTAGAAACAACGTGTGAGAACAAAAAGGTATTTTTTATTCGGGGGGAAGTGGATGTTGAAGCCAGAAATGAAATCAGAAAGCTTATGGAATCAAAAAATGATGTGATATGTATTGCCATAAGCAGTATTTTTGCAACTGGAGTAGATATTCGAAATTTGCACAATATTATTTTGGCAAATGCAGGAAAAGCCAAGATTCGTCTATTGCAAAGTATAGGTCGTGGGTTAAGATTGCATCCGAACAAACAAAAACTCATGCTTATAGATTTAGCCGATCAATTATATTACGGAAAAAAACATTTCGATAAACGAATAGAAATTTACAACAAAGAACAAATAGAAACCAAAATAACAAAATATAAAATCATATGAAAAAGAAACGTGGACGTAAACCAAAAAATCAAAATGTATCTGATGAAATTCTTGATGAAAACACAGAAGACATTAAAAAAATCGCAGCCAAAGTTAAAAAAGAAAAAATTCATTATGTGAATGCCAAAGATTTTGAAGATGGCATAAGAACTTTTTATGGTTCGGGTACATTGACGCAATATCTTGGAGAGAGTGTCAGTAAGATAGCAAATGGATTAAGCTATGCACCCAACTTCATCAATTACAGCTATCGAGACGAAATGGTTGGGGATGCTATAGTTAAAATGATGACAGCACTGAAACATAAGAAATTCAATCTTGATTCAGGTTATAGTCCGTTCAGTTATTTTACAACGATTGCATTTCATGCGTTCATCAACCGAATCAAGAAAGAGAAAAAACACCACGAAACTCTGGAGCAATATAAAGAAAAAATTTATACAGATAAAATGAACGAAGGAATGTCCCAAACAGGAACCCGTGTTTATATTGATCAAGACAATTATAATTCTAACGATTGAAAACTCTTGGGAAAAAAGCACTTCTTTTTGCGGATTTGCATCTAGGGGTACATCAAAACAGCATACGTTGGCATCAACTTGCTCTGGAATGGGCAAAATGGGCCAAAGAGATAGCAGTAAAACAAGGTGCTGAATCAATCATATGTCTGGGTGATTATTTTCATGATCGGGATCAAATTGATGTATCCACATTGGATATTGCCCGCAAGATTCTAAATATTTTTTCAGATTTCAAAGTTTATCTTATAACAGGGAATCACGATCTTTATTTCAAAGAAAAGAATGACGTAACTTCTCTTCATGTTTTTCAGGATTATCCTTATGTGAATGTTGTGAATAACACACAATCATTCAGATATGGTGAAAGAATAATCAATATGGTTCCATGGACAGATTCAAATGAACCTGTCAATTTTGAAGCGGATGTTGTTTTAACACACGCAGAATTTAAAAACTTCAGAATGAATAACAGTAAATTCTGTGAAGAAGGTGTTGATTTGGAAAAATATAAAAATACTGAAAGGGTTATTTTGGCGGGTCATTTTCACATCAGTGACATCAAAACACATGATAACCTAAAGGTAGGATATTTGGGAAATCCATTTCAGCAAAGTTTTGCGGATATAAACAACAACAAATATGTTTATATTATAAATTTTGAAAACATGAAACTGGAAAGTTTTGAAAATGAATTCTCACCCAGACATGAAATAATTCGTTATTCCAAAAAAGAAGAACCAAAACGCCATAATTCAATTGTACGATTAATATTTGATGTTTCAGATAATACTGAAAAATACACATCATTTTCCAGCCATATTCAGGAAAATCACAAACCATATACACTTCTTACCCAAACAGATTTTGAACTTAAATCGGAACAAACCGAAAAACAAACAAATATATCATTCGATCAAATGTTGGAAGAATTTATTAATGGTATGGATATTCAAAACAAAAAAGAAACAACAGAATATTGCAGCAATCTTTATAAAAGGTGTGTCTGATGCAAACGATTAATTTTAAAACAATTTATATAAAAAATTTTCTTTCTGTGGGAGAAAATCCCATAAAAGTTAATTTTGAAAAAGGATTATGCTTAATTACAGGAGAAAATCTGGACAAACCTGAAAGATCCAATGGTGTTGGCAAAAGCACCATAGCAGATGCCATTCATTTTAGTTTATTTGGTGAAACTATACGTGAAATCAAAAAGGATTTGATTCCAAATTATTATACAAATGGAAAAACTGTTGTTCAAATAACATTTGATATAGGTAGTGACAGCTATGAGCTTACCCGAACAGTGAATCCAACAACAGTTAAATTAGTAAAAAATTCGGTAGATGAAACCAAAGATACAATAGCTAATACAAATCAAACTTTAGAAAACATTATTCGTTGTAATAGTAAAATATTCAATAATTGCATAAGCTTGGGAATAAACAGCAGCAATTGTTTCATGAATATGAAGAAATCGGAAAAACGTCAATATATAGAATCCATTTTAGATTTGGATATTTTTTCCAAGATGACCGATATTTGTAAATCAGAACTTTCCGAGGATCGTAAAATTCGGGAAGGATTGTCTGCAAAAAAAGAAACATATCAGTCCATATTAGAGGATTATGAGAACCAAAAAAAAGAATTTGAGACCAAGAAACAAAAAAATATAGGTGAATTAGAACAAAAAATAAATGCTTTAAAAAATAAAATACAGATTTTAAACGATGAAATTGAGAATTTGGTCATAACCAAAGACAATGATTTGTCTGAAAGCGTCAATAAAGCAAAAAATGCATTAAAAATTATAGAACAAAAGATAAGTGAAACTGAAAAAAACATTGCTTCCAAACAATCAGAAATCCGATCCATTCAAAAAAGTTTGAATGAAATTGGCGATAATACTGAAACTTGTCCCTCTTGTCTTAGAAGTATTGATGAATCTTGTAAACAGCATGTTGAAAAGCGAAAGCAAGAAATGGAAAATGATATTAAAACTTGTGAAGAGTTTATAAAAGAAGAAACAGATAAAAAGAAAAAAATTGTTTCTAAGAGATCAGAAGCAGAAAATATTATTGATAATTTGCAAAATAAAGAAAAAGAAAACGAAAAATTAAAAAGTAAAAAGGAACAGAACAAAAAGCTGATTGAACAAATAAACTCTGCAATATCGGATATTGAACAACAGATAGAAAAAGAACGAAACAGAACAGAGAATTTTGATAAAAATATCCAAGAAAATGAAAAAAAGAAATCTGAATTGGAAAAAAAGGTATCTGAATTGGATCAAAGAATTTATATCTTAAATAATAGCAAGTTTATTCTAAGTGATGAAGGTTTGAAGAGTGTATTTATTTCTAAAATAATAAATCTTTTAAATACAAAAATAAATCATTATTTGAATAAGTTGGATTCCAATTCTCGTATAACATTTGATAGTTATTTTGAGGATAGTCTTACAGATTCTGTCGGAAAAATAGCAAGTTACGCAAATCTTTCTGGTGCAGAAAAGAAAGCTGTGGATTTGGCATGCATGTTTTCTTTCATGGAAATGAGAGAATTGCAGAACTTCCCTGTATTTAATTTTGTATTATTTGATGAAATTTTCGACAGTAGTTTTGACAAAAAGAGTGTTCAGTTGATAACTGATATTTGTGAAGAAATATCTTCAAAAAAATGTGTTTTCATCATAAGCCATCGAAAAGATGCAATATATTCAAATAATTATAAAACAATAAGCTTACAAAAGAAAAATGGCATAACAAATATGGTTGAAAATTAAACATTCATTATAATTATATTATATTTTATGTTTATTCAAAATAACAACCCGTACACTTCCAATCCTCTTTTAGATAATGTAAACATCCATACCAATAGAGTTGCACCAAGACAAGCACTAACTCCAACACCGGCACAACCTGAAAACATGCCGGACCGTGGCATCAATTATCTGGCAGATTATAGTGGTTGTGGTCATTGGCGCTTGATATGGCCAGAGATGATTCTTAATGCCCACAATAAAATGACAATGCACAGCACAACTGTTATGTGCTTGGATCCTCGTTATTATGTGCATACCAAAGCAGTTCGTGTGCAACGTCAAGCCACCGAACAACAACTTAAATTTGTACAATTTTTAAAAGAAATTGGAAAACAAATAGGGTTTCGTCTCATTTATGAGATTGATGATTTGGTTTTTCACGAAGATATTCCAGATTATAACAAATTTAAAACTGCATTTGTGGATCCTAATATACGCAAGCAAGCCCAGGAAATCATGAATAATTGTGATGAAATCACTGTGACGTGTGATTTTATGAAAAAATATTATTCAGAAAAGACTGGACACAAGAATATAACTGTAATTCCAAATTATCCTCCAAAGTTTTGGATGGGCAACTTCTTTAATCTTAAACGTATCAGCGAAAATTATGATCAATCTGAAAAGAAACCCAGAATTCTTTATGCTGGAAGCGGTGCGCACTTTGATGTGGATAACCGGGTCAATCAAAACGATGATTTTGCACATGTATTGCAGGCTATTGTGGAAACTCGAGACAAATATCAATGGGTATTTTTAGGTGCTTTTCCATTACCTCTTCGTCCTTTTGTTGAGCAGGGCATTTTTGAATATCATCAATGGTGTGAATTGTACAATTATCCTTCTAAAATTTATGATTTGAGAGTTAATATGATGGTCGCGCCTCTTCAAAACAATAATTTTAATAAAAGTAAAAGTGATTTAAAATTTATAGAAGCTTGTTGCTATGGATTACCAATTGCTTGTCAAAATCTTTGCACTTATGAAGAAGCACCATTCAAATTCGATACCGGAGATGAAATGATCAAAATAGTTGAACAAGTTCTTGGTAAAAAAAGCAAATATATGACTCATTGTGAACGAGCTAGGAAAGTTGCTGATGGTCGCTGGCTTGAAAATGAGGATAATATTAACAAATATGTTGAATTGTACAAATATCCATATGG